GTAACTGTCTTTAATGCTTGTCAAGATGACGATAGTCGTCCAGGTATTTATGATGACGTAACTTACAGACCAGTCGGTAGCATAACTAATAATGATGAGTTTGACATTGTTATTTCATCGAGAACTGTAGTTCCTTTCGTCCCAAATCATTATTATGAAGCATTCAATAGAGCGACTGCATATCCCTGTGCTATATTTCAGAACATGCGTAACAAGGCAAAGCACAAAGTTCTATGGATGCACGATACTTTCTGTAATGGAGATATCAATCTAGAAGATCTCGCTGTCAACGGACATATCGATAAGATATTTACCTTATCTGATTTTCATACATCATATGTCTCGACATGTGATCATGGCAAGAGGCGCAACTTTGAAGTATTGAAGAACAAGATATTTCAGACGAGGAATGGGATCGTCAATTATTTTGATGAAGTAGATATATCAAAGAAAGATCGCAACTTATTCGTATATAATGCTTCTGTGACAAAAGGAATGCTACCTCTCATTGACAGGATCTGGCCAGGAATTAAAAGGCATATACCAGAAGCACGATTGAAAGTGATCGGCGGGTATTATAGGTTTCGTTCTGACGGACCTCTAGATGCTCAAGGTGAGACACATCAGAAGTTAATCCAGGATCAGAAATACAAAGCTCTTGGAATCGAGTTCACGGGCATCATATCTCAGAAAGAGATTGCCGAGATATTATCTCAAGCATCCATGTTCCTTTATCCAGGAGCATTCCCAGAAACGTTTGGCATCTCTACATTAGAATCGCTCGCATATAATACACCTCTAGTTGCGACTAGATTTGGTGCATTAGAAGAGACTGCTATAGGTAATGCGTCTTATTTCATCGACTATGCTATCGAACCAAACAGTCTATTCAGAGATATCAATATACAAACGCAGTGTGACCGTTTTGTCGGATTAGTTCTTAGTGCGTATAATAATCCTTATCTACATCAGCAGAAACAGTATTACTGCAACATAGTCAAAGATATCTCTACCTGGGATACGGTCGCTCTGCAATGGAAGCAACACTTCTTTAAAGAATTAAATCATTACCTTCCTGTGGATGAATATCGTAAGGTATCATACATCAATGATCGAATTCATAAAGTATTCGGGCGTAGGTTCAGCAACAATGAAGAATGGAACACGTTTACGCAGAATAAAGAACAGCATATCGCTGTCATCACGCCTTTCTTTAATGCAGAGCAATATATCCTCAGGTGCATCGATTCTGTTGCTACACAGAACTATACCAACTGGACGATGTATCTGATCAATGATGCCAGCACTGATGGTGCCAAGTTTGCGATCAATCATAAATTAAAGACATTGCCAGAAGATATTAGATCAAAGATCACCGTCATCGCTCATAATGAGAATAAAGGTGCTGTGTATAATCAGATAAACACGATTAAAAATGTGTTTGGTCTAGACACTATCGTGATGCTCCTTGACGGCGATGATGCGCTGATCAATGATAACAACATATTTAATTTCTACAATAATCTCTACGCCGATGGTAAGACAGATTACTCATATGGAAGTTGTTGGTCAGAAGCGGATAACATTCCTCTGATCGCTCAACCGTATCCAAAGGCGATCAGAGATTCTAAAAGCTATCGAGAATATAAGTTTAATTGGGGAATGCCGTATCCTCATCTCAGGACATTCCGTAGAGAGTTGTTGAATAATATTAATGATTCTGTATTTAAAGATGAGAACGGAGAATGGTTCAAAGCAGGCGGTGATAATGCAACATTCTATAATATAATAGAAAGAGCTGATCCTAACAAGATCAAAGTCGTCCAGGATATTGTCATGCTCTATAATGACAAGAACCCACTGAACGATTATAAAGTAAATGGTGAACTTCAAAACAAAAATGCTAGTAAAATTGCTAACGATGCAAAGATCCAAATAAACAAAGTAGAAGTAAATTCTACACCACGTCCTATGAATGTAGAAATAGTTCAAACAAAAGAAATGGTTGTAAAGAACGTCATGAAAAAAAAGATATTAATCGCGATTCCTACAGCAAAGAACATCGAACCAAACACCTTTAAATCGATATATGATCTGAAAGTACCTGAAGGATATGAGACGACATATCAGCATTTCTATGGGTATAATGTAGATCAAGTACGAAACCTGATCGCTGATTGGGTCGTAAAAGGATTCGACTATCTGTTTGCGGTCGACTATGACGTATCATTCCCGTCAGATACGTTAGAGAAGCTATTGTCGCATGATAAGGATGTGGTGTCTGGGATCTATAGGCAGCGCAATCCTGACACACAGACTCTAGAGATATTCGAAGAGAATGATAGAGATGGATATTCACATATCGAATGGGAAAAGCTCCGAGGTCAAGGGCTAGTTCGTATCGGAGCTTGTGGATTTGGATGTGTTCTTGTCAAGAGACAAGTGATGGCAGATATCGGATATCCGCAGTTCGTCTATAAGTCAGCGATAGATCACAACAACACATTCAGTGAAGATCTGTATTTTGCTAAGAAGGCGAAGGAAAAAGGATTCGAGATATACGCAGATACGACGATACTCTGCGACCATACGGGATCTTATACGTTCCGAGTTCAGTAGACAGGGACTACTGGCGCATCTCTAGGAACAGCAGGAAGCGTGCCTAACATATCAGTCGCTTCCTGTTTTAGGACTGATATGGGTTCTATAGTCTGATTGATCAATTTAACGATGATAGTCGTCTGTAGCGGTGCATACCTGCCAGTCGTCACCAGTATGTTATTGAACTTCGATACGGTTATCTTAGAGTCACGCATCAGCGAGTGACTCCAGGATTCACTGTGACAAAACCTTCTATTATCCTGGATGTAACGTTGCTAGAAAATAGTTCCAGATCATAGACATATCTTGTTGATGATAGGTTTGCTGTGATGACAGAATTCATTGTCAACGTGATCGATCCTGCAGCTGCATTAACTGTGGTGTTTATCGTATTGAAAGTCGTAGACGTATACGTCTTTCTTATCTGAGAATTAGCAGTATATCCTGTCAGATCAAACGGATTGCCATCTACATCGACAAGATATACATTATAGGCAAAGTTAGCACCCTGATCTACAGTTATGTTTGTTTTAATTGCCATTTTTTAAGCTATCTACTTCTGCTTTGAGTTCTTTTACTGCTTCGATCAGAAGAGCAACGATCCTATCATACTTGACTGCTTTGTATCCGTCATCTCGTTCTGCCACAAGCTGTGGCAATACTTTCTCAAGATCTTGTGCGATGATGCCCACATCATTCTTACGAACAAACATAGCATCCAACCCACCCTGAGATTCGATATACGAATCTTTCCAATCAAAAGTGACGCCATTAAGCAATGCTAATTTCTCTAATGGGTTAGAGATATTAACGACATTTTCTTTCAATCTCTCATCCGATGATGAGAACGCCGTGATATTACCATTCGCCGTGATATTACCACCTACAGTAAGCGCACCGGTTATAGTTGCAGTGGTACCTACAGTTAGTGCACCGGTTACAGATGCAGCACCACCTATAGTTGTAGTACCTGTTATTAAAGCACCCCCAACAACATGCAGTTTTTGTGATGGTGCAGTCGTCCCGAGACCGACATTGCCGCCATTTGGGTTTAGGAGTAATGAATATCCTGTGGCTAAATTTGTAGCATCCGTAGCCTGTATCCACATTTGATTGGTAGCAAGACCGATAGTTCCGATGCCACCTGCAGCGTCACTGCTCGTTCTCAAACGTATAAGTTCACCAGTTGACGGTGTAGTCCCAGATGTCGCCGGAACCGCAGCAACACCGGATGTCGTAACTTGCAACTTACTAACAGGTGTCGATGTTCCTAGACCTACTTTTCCATCGCTTTTAATATATAATGTCGTAGTGTCAGCACCGGCTACTTTTTGTGTCAAAAAGACATTGGTGCCTTCTGCTCCAGCCGTAGGAGATGCTATTTCTGAAATAAGTGAAGCATAATTTAAATTAGTTGCGGTGGTATTTCTTCCTTGCCAATAGATTCCTGCTAGGTTATCTCCAGCTGCAGGGGATGCGCTGCTTCTACGAAACACAATATCAGGTCCAGTAGAAGCACCAGATTCGGTAGATTCTACTAATATTCCAGTACTAGCACCGGTGCTTGTTATATGTAAAGGTGCAGAAGGATCTGTAGTCCCAATTCCAATCCTACCATTGATCAGTTCTATGTTTGCATTAGACGTCAATCCGTATCTGAAATAATTATTCTGACCTAGGAAATGTGTATTCCCCGGAAATTCTATGCTTGCTGCTGCAGTATAATTGATAGTACCTACGGTCAGCGTGTTTGCATTGATGTTCTTGATCCACAGCGTGTCAACCGTCATCTTTGCGTTAGCAAATCCGGACTCAGCAGTAGGATTCTGACGTATCTGTAAGCCATTCCTATCGATATAGACGTTTGCTTCTACATCACCCGCTCTTATCGTATCGATTGCAAACAGATTATTTGTATTAGCATTCATAGTCGAGAGGTATGTGTTTCCCAATCTCAAAGTGTTTTTTAACACCAAAGAATCA